TTTGCCGACCACTTAACGTGGTCCCTCTCCTAGCTTACCAGGCTAGGACTGTCGAAGCGGGGGTCATTTCGACCCACCGGTGCTTTGTTTTGAACCGCGAATTAACGCGGCTCGCAACGTTGCCGAACGCTAAGAGCTCCGAGGTACCTTCACAGGCTACTGCCCACTCCACAAGCCTCTTACGAGGCAGCCCTTTAATGGGCCCGCGAAGCGAACGATAGACTGAAAGATCGGGCTCCCCAGGCCCTCGGTTAGCCAACCAAATTGCGTACATCGCCGGGTCGAAGGCAGGTATTTCTACCGCTTTTTCCAGGTAACAACGCACTTTATAGGCTATTCCGAAGGCTCTGGTGCGACAAGATCCGGATAATTCTGAGGCAGGAGCCTCAAGGTATCCGTCTCCCTCTCCAACAAACGGTCCATAACTATCCGCTGGGATGTTGTACAATCGGCCGACCGCTCTCCAGGCTCCTTCAGCTCTTTTATCAAGAACATGAAAGCGGCCCAGGCGAGCAGCAAACCGAAAAATACGATTCCCCATGCGAATAGCGTTAGGAACGGAGGTTGGGGATTCCTTCTGGTAAAATGGTGTGACATCAATGCCTTCATAATAATGCTTTCCACATGACTCGAAGAAGTTGCCTTCAACGAAAGATTTCGACGTATTAAGTCGGAATCCACACGTAGTCAGCGCTTCAACAAGTCTAGGTACGCATCGTCTGTGAACAATGATATCGTCGCCATAGACACCTAAGGTAGTGGACGAGGTGAGCTCATTACATGCAGCCGCCAGAGACCAGAATATCAAGGACTCGAGTTCGAACGTGAAGCCGTTCCCCATTGAGGAGAACTTCTCCAGACGAACCCAAGACCCGTCAATCTGAATCTCCGGCGAGCGGCACATCGATAGCGCCTCATACCACTCGGGAGGAAGCAGTATCTCTACTAACTTCGTTGACACAGTATCGCTTGCCGCCTCTAAATCGAGGGTGGCATAGCCGCATTTTTGGGCGAATGCGGCTAGAGCTTGGTTGCGTGATTGATCGTCAAGATCAACCCCTACTTTCTTAAGTAGGGCCCGGATTTGAGCGCCTAACCTCTTTTGGAGGACGGCGTTCAACCGAGGCTCAACCATTATAGAGCGATCTGTTAGCACGGTTTTTGCCACTGTATCATACCGTCCACCCTGGACCAATTCGAAAATCGGTCCAGAGTAAGTCGGGTTGGCCCGGATTATCGCATCGTACCAATGAAGGTCTTTGCGAATCGTCTGGGCGGCCTTGCTTAAGGCATCTTCAGTGACAGAGAACGGTAGCTTGACAAGTTTGGTATCCGGATATGCGGACCTTCGATTTAACTCGAAAGTTGCACCCGGTCCCCATGAGTACTTCTTATCGTCGAACGGCACGACGGAGCCCAAAAGCAAGGATATTTTCCGCTGTGCTAGGTGAATAACCTGCACGACGCGAGGGTTGAGTACAAACTCTTCCCTCGTCCAAGCTTCCAAAACTTCGTTTGTCAATCGACAACTGTCTTCGCTGCTTTTGAAGGCAGCGAGAGCCGCAGCACGTGTGTCACAAACTTTGTTGAGGTCTTTGTTCTTTTTAAGGAACGAGACCACGGCATAGTCTGCAGCAAACGTGTCTGCGTCGTTGTACTCTGTCGGGTGGATTTTAAACTCCGCGAGCTGGCGCCATTCCCCGTATTTCACGAGGAGCAACGCTTTAAGCGCTCGAGGAGATCCAATCCCGATACAGAAAGCCCTGAATACCTCCAGGACACGAGCATTGCTCGTTTTCCGTTTGCTCCGAGGACCCATATATCTGTTACCAGACAGGGATGAGTTTCTCGACCATGTTTACGATTTGCACGTCCGCCACGAGGAGGCCCAGCATCTTACGCAGATCCTTACGGTTCTGCTCGACGCTGCGATCCGAGACGGCGAACGACAAATCGGCACGGGGAACGTACGCGACGGTAGGCGGCTGGGTCAAACCAGACGCCGCTGGCGCGATCGCTTCGAGCACCGGTTCCTGGAGAGACAGTTCGACACGGATGTTCTGACCGGCGATCGTCTTGTTAGACGGACGCTTCAGACGCACGTAGATACGCCAGAACCCCATAGGGGTAGGCAAACCGACGGGCGTCGATTGGTCTTCGTACACCATGTCCCAACTGCCTTCAGGGCCGAGGGGGATGAAGGTGTGATTCACAGGGGTTGCCTGCGCATCAGCGAGAACGATGTTCACAGCTTGTGCCATGTATAACTTCCAGAGTTTGTTGAGGAATCACTTCCGCTTCCATAACAGTCCGTCAACCAGGTTGACTGACTGCTTAATGAGAGCGGCCGCATTGAGAGCCTGACTGACACCGAAACGTACTTTGACCACCGGGCGCGCTGGGAACGGCGCCGAAAGTAATCTTAGTCTTTCGAAGCGAGTCATTCGATAGTTTCCAGTAGCACGAGCCTCGTAGTTAGGAAGGGTAGATTTTGTCTTCCCCTCCCACTTAACGGAGTCGGTCCACTTGAAGCTTCTCGTTTGATAACCGCCGAGAAAGTTGTTTTGGTGCATGAGAGCAGTCTCCATAGAACGAAACCACCCCCCAACTCCAACTGCCCAATCCAGGACAAAGGAGTACGGCGTGGCCTCGTATATCAAACTCGCCGGATTCAGCGAGCTGATTGCCCCGAGCCTTTCTAGGGTGTCATTTGCAGGTGCGAACTTGCAAACGACGACGCACCGTTCCATCATGAAAATTTCATGATCGCATGGGAGGCCGTTGATAGGTTGCCGCACGAGCTTTTGGCTCGTTTGGTACCCTCGACCACGGATTGTCAGGAACCCTTCGTTGGGCTTAGGGTGTAGGGCGAGCACCGCTAAGTCGTGAAATGTGGAGACGGTTGGCTTCCAACCATAGACAAACTCCAGTCGTCGAGCCGCTAGCCAATCAAGGCTGCGATCGATCTCTGAAACCTGTCTCCGTCTTTGCATCTCCGACAGTCGCGAGCGATCCAATTTGTTAAGCGCCCGTTGCGTTTTCTGTGCAACAGGAATAACGTGGCGAACATTCCGAGCGATGCCAAAGCACGTACGTTTCCATAGTGCCAGCATCTGCAAGGTCTTCCGCCATTGGACCCCATCGATACTTAAATCGATGTCGCTAGCTCTAAGCCGGTCATACAAGTCCAGCAGAGCCATCGCCTTGACGTTATCACTAAACTGCGTAGGTGCGTGCACCCACGGGTTCGGATTTCTCAAGTCGACCCCAGTAATCTCCTGGGTTTCGCCATTCGCAAAGGTATCGCGTTCAAAACCTGTCAAGGTCATGTACGCGAGCTTCGTGTAGGCATGAGGGTTGGGGGTAACGTAGTCGCCCGTTGTCGTGACGATGTTTTGGAGCTGTTGCCGATATGCCAGTTGACCTGGCATTTCGGTTATAGTCCCATTACGCGCCTTGATTCGGTTCTTCGTAGTTACACTCCGTATGTATGGTGTCATAGCCATATGTATGCCCTCAGAGATTTAGACAGACCTGTTTTCATCAGTAGCTCCATTCTTAAAGATCGATGATTACGACGCACTCAAAAGCACCGCTACCTACCCAGGCGTAATTAGCGCCGAAGTAGATAGCCTCTGCTCGTTTGTAGCGCCGGCAGTCAACAATCGCCTGGAGAAATGCCGTGATGATTGTGTACCCATGCTGGGTTGCCTCGAAAGGCTCCCCAAACAAAGTGTACCAATCGTTGTTTGCCCACGTCGGGCAGATGATCTCAACGTCGTGATTCCCGAGGGAGTCGACGATTTTGATCGTTCGCTCGATAAGCTGTATGTACTCGTACGCATCCATAAAGGGCTTCGAATCGCCAGCGCTGTGCAGAACCTTATTCAGGATCATTGCAGCGCCACGAATCGTTCGCACCGTGTGGATACGAGGGGTACGTTTAATGCAAGTGGGTGAACCCATGGTAAAACTCCAGTTAAAGAAATGGACTCCTGAG